CCAGTAGTTTCTTCGTGTTGCTTTAGTAGTTGTTCTTCTACCTCAGCTACAGACTTTTCTTCAAAATCTACAGCCCTTACTTTAATTTCTTGATCCATTGTTATTTAATTTAATTTTTACAAAGTTAATAAATAATTTATTATTCGTTTTCATAGAACATTGCCTGCGAATCTTCGGTGTGCCACTTCTCATATCCCTCACAATTAAAGTACTCACTATTGACTAAATAGTCTGGCTTTTCTGGAAATGGTTTTGTAACAAAAGATGGCTCAGACCATTTTATCCTGTTGTTCGGTTGCAATGCTATTTGTCCGTTGTCTAATAGTATAATATGATGAGACTTATGTTCTAGTGGATCTTCAGCTAATGACAGGTCTGTGTTTAAGTCATTTGATCCCCAGTTTATTGTTGCGTAGTAACTTCCGCTATACCATTTACGATCTTTCATATATACCTCAACCTTAGTATCATAAACATAAGACAAATGCAGAAGTGTGAAATTATAAGAAAAACAATTCCATATCTGAAGATAATGAAACGGTAGATCTGGATCTGGTGTTTTAGGTTCAGTTAATAATGCGTGAGATGGTAGCTTGTCTCTCATTACACCATTCTCAAGAAGAACTTGAAACAATGCAGCCTGACCAGGCATACATCTTACAGACATTATTACTCCAGGAGTAAACTCACCATGACCTTTAGTAAACTGATACATGTACTCGTTTCTTACGAATACTTTTAATGGAAAAAAATTATGCTCTATATATGCCATAATTATTTAGGACCAAAAGATTCTAAATCAAATCCATCAAGAGAATCTTCAGTACTTTCAAAATCAATTGGAGGAAGATTATTCTTTCTTTGATTTATAAGCTCTGACTGTCTAGATGCCTGTATGTCTACTCTTTTGTCTTTTGCTTTTTCTTTATCCTCATCTCTTTTCTTTAACTGATCTGCCTCCATGCCCTTAAGCTGCATGTTATACTGGAACTCAAGATCCATAAGCTGTCTTTTCATTTCAACTTCAGCCTGCATTTTCATTATCTCGTAGTTAGCTTCAGCCTCTTTGATCTGAATTTTGCTTTGAGCCTCCATCTGTAAAAGTTGAGCCTTGGATTCAGCAGCAGCTTGCTGAGACTGCATGTTAGTCTGCATTTGCATTTGGAATTCCATCTGCTTGTCTTGCTGTTGCTTCTCCATTCTCTTCTTTCTCTTCATCTTCAGCAACTCATTAGCCAGCTTAATATTCTTTATGTTTCGAATATCTATGGCATCCTCTAGGTCAATTGTTTGTTGTTGTAGAGCGACTTGAATGTTTGCCTCAAGCATTTGTCTTTCATCCTCATCTGGATCAAGATCAATAAATATTCCGAAGTCAAATAAATATAAGTCTCTAATCTCTTCAAGAATAGTCATGTTATACTTACCAATTTGCATAGCAAACTCTTCAGCAAAGTCAGAGTATTCTAGTATATCTGCTACCCTAATAGATACGCACTCGGCTAATCTTTTTGTAATATTTAGATTTCCTTCTAAGATGTGTCTAGTGGCAGTGTTTGAGTTCATAGCTGCCATCTTTTGAATACCAACTAATGCATCTGGATGTGTCATACTTCCATCTCTTGCCTCATTAACTCCAGTCACATCTCTAATCATATTTAGATAGTGGTTGTAGTTGTTAATCAAAGATGACATCTTGGCTTGACCACTGTTTGTGCTTAGTTCTTGAATTGGAATTCTAGCATTGTTAAACTCACCATCTTGAGTATAGCTTCTACCAATAACACTACCCGTTTGGAAGTAAAGCTTTAATGCATCCTCTGGGTTGTAAGCAGCACCAGTTCCAAGATCAACTTCATTAATACCATCAGCATCAATAAATACACCATCTGGAACTACTCTTGCTGTTACCTGTTGTAACTTTAAATGTGTTAACTGAATCTGATCAGCAAAAGGTATCATTCTTCTTACCAATGATTCCATAGCTCCTTTATACATTCTTGGAGCAAATGCAACATAGTTTGGATAAGCCCTCTGAGATGCTGACTTTGGACGAACCATGTTACGCATCATCTCCCACTTAAGGATAATGTTTGTACCAGCTACAAGAACACCTTCATACCAAACATCTCTAACCGCCTCAACTCTTTCAAATGGCATTCCATCCTCCATTGGTGGATTAAATTCGTCACCCTTTCTAATAACTCTCTCTCCACCATTTTCAAGTAATTTCTTTTTCCATACAAACTTCTTGCTTGCCTTGTAGTTAAAGTATATAAGAGTTACGATTTCATTTGTAAAGTAATCGTCTTGATAGTTTCTTATAATTGGAAAGTAAGTATACCAAGCAGCACTACTATTTCTGATTTCGTTTAGTTGCTCCTCAGTTAACGTTGGATCAATTTTAAGAACTTCAGTATAGTGCATCTGCTTAACCTCACCAAAGTAGTAACAATCTGAAAAGTCATTCTTTTCGGTATAGCTATGAATCCAGTTAGCTGGATCAACATAGTCAACCTTTAGTCCGTCATTGATTAAGAAAGAATGCTTAACGACAGAAACACCTATAGTAACTAAATCATAGTTCATTAGTTTTCTAAGTTCATCGTATCTGTTCATCTCAAATACAGTATCAATAGCAACCTCGTTAGCTATCTCAATACTTGGCTTGTACTTGATCTGCATGTACAGCTCTAGCTCCTCATCGGTGCTAGGAAGTTCTTCTGGATCAACGTTAAAAGCATCTACTCCGAACTGCTCTTTTGTCATTGTCAAGAAATCCTTAGCTATCATGTCAGACTCGATCATTTCCTGGAATATGTTCTTACGCTCGGCAGACATAACGTCTTGAGCTTCAGTTCTAACCTTAAATAATCTGTCAGACATTCCGTTGACAACAACATCAACAAACTTAGGTATAATAGGAACTGGTGTCCAGTCTAAGTTCATCATAGACATGTCACCATTAATAGCTAATTCATCTTTATATTTTTGAACTGGTTGTAGCCCACGAGCATAAAGTCTAAGTCTATGGTACTCACCCCATTGATCATAGAATCTACATGTATTGTTCTTTCTCTTAAACCACTCTCCCTCAATGGCTTTACCGATCTTCAAACCATACTCAGCGGTTTGCTTCTCTTCTTCCGAAACCATTTGGCTTGGGAACGGGTTTTGGTATATGATAACAGATGGTTTCTCCATTCTATTCTATAATTTTGCTTTGACTGCCTTGGTTGTTATATCTTACAAATTTAATACTAATTTTTGATTCTTTTCTCTCTGGAGTAAACATATGCTTTCTGTTTGCCATAATAGCCAAACCAGAACTAATTGAAGCATCGTATTTTGTACGATTATTAGGATCAAATCTAGCCCAATCTTCTAAAGTTTTGTTAAAATACATTGATCCAATAGTATCTGGATCTCTGTATGTTCCTTCAATGTCAAAGCCAACGTATTCCTCTATGTATGACTCTATACAAGATGCGTGTGCCTGTCTTACGTCTTCGCTTGAGTTAGGTATTCCACCAATCTCTAGTTCCGTTTTTGACATCTTATTTAAATTCCTGTCTGGTCTATTCATAGAAAAACCTCTGTATCCTCTATTTTTAAAGTGATATAATAACCTAGCCTTATTATTCTCTGCTAGTATTGGCATACCATAAAAATGACAAGCCATTAATACATCCTCAAAAAATATCTCAGCAGTCTGAGGCCTAGCTATGTACTCTAGAAAGAATTCATTTGTTGGACCATCAGACATATGGAACGTTGTCATACCATGGAGAGCACCGTTAGAGCCACCTCCCCCAACAACTCCCGATATGTCATAAGGGTCACAACCAAACGCTCCCATATGCTCATTACCTGGATATTTTTTTCCATTTCTTGTTACAACATTATTTCTTAAATTTGGCTTTGGTATCCAAGACACCAAGAACCTACCATTTTTATCTGGTGTCCATACAACCTCAGTATCTTTCTCACCATTCTTCCAGTGGAAGTATCCTCTAGTTAAAAACTTCTCCTTAATTAGAGAGTCGTTATAGTCGATCTGCTGGTAGATCTTTGTTAGGTTGAACACAGACTGCTTGGACTCATCTCTAAACGCGTGAGACTCAGTTCTAGGGAACTGTCTGTAGAACTCATTAAGTGCATCAGAGTCTGACTTTAATGCGCTTACCTCGTTATTCCACCATGTAACAACTCCCATCTCAATCTTGTTTCCATCTATACCAGTTACTGGTTTTTCTGGATTATCGAAAACTGGCCATCCAAACTCATCTATGTAACCCTCAACGTTCCACTCCATAGGTATGAACAAAGAATATAGTCCACTCTTTGTCTCATGGTTAGCAGATCTTTGAGACACATTGCTATCATTGTATAGCTTCTTGAAGTTCTCTCCACCCTTTGGAAGTGCGTTAGATGTAGAACCCATCATACACTTTCCAATAACTCTTGCACCTAATCTTAAACAAGTCTTGGTTACCCTCCAGTTGTTTAATATGTTCTCTGGCTTTTCCCACTTACCACTTTCATCATGAACAAGCAGAAGCAACTTCTCACCATCGTAGCTGTTGTCTGCTGTGTTCTTCCAGTCAATTGTTGTGTCAAGACCCTCAATGTCCTCAGTCTTCTCCTCGTCCATGTTCTTTCTAGTAATCTTACTAGCTGGAACTCGGAACGCCAACTCAGTCTTTGGATTGTCCATCCCATCCTGTATTGGCTTAAAGAAGAACGGATAGTTTCTAATTATAGGAACCACCTTGTCTGTAAACATCTTTTTGGCATCACTACCAGTCTTTGATAGTATACCTATACGAGAGTCTCTAACTATAGTACCTGTGTTACAAGTCTCGGCAGAACTCATGAACGAGAACCCAGAACGTCTGTTCTTTAGGTAACACATACCAAAAGATCTAGTGTCAGCCTTACATGCCTCCCAGTATATATAAAATATCCTGTTTGACTCCCTAAAGTCTGGAAGTCCGATATCTATCTTGGTCCACTGTAAGTACATGTAGTGAGTACCAGTGATATATGTTGGTTTACCATTATTTACAAACCAAAACCCATTGTCCCTTCTATCAAACTCCTGCTCAATATAGTCAACGTATTGTATCTTAAATGCGTTGTCTCTTCTGTTCCAGTCGAATATGCTTTTTATTTTTTGAAGTTCTTTTGGGTATTCTTTTGATTGCCATTTATTCCCCCTGTCTTCAACTTTTTCTGGAACGGATGGTAAGGCTACCTTTAGTCCGCTTATATTGTATATATCACCTATCGTACCATCTTTCGATATAACTACAATGTCATACTCTTTATTATATCCATACTCCCAGTTCTTTCTCTTATTCTTGTTAGAGATTATTGACTTGCTTACGCAGTCTTCCAAAACTGTATATAGATTATTTTCCATTCTTAGCTTTTGCCCTTACCTCTGCAAAACCAGACTTACCAAAGTCTACTTGAGCAACATCGGGCTGATTGTCTTTATTTTCTTGTTCGTCAATCTTTCCTAACATGTACAACGCATCCTCAAATGCTAGTCTTTTTGCAGATGCGGCATTCTTTAACTTATCGGCAGATATGTCGTCCTCTGCATGAGTTATAATAGGTTCCTTTAGTACCTTTATAAGTTCATCAACAGCAATCTTTGCTGCATTAATAAGTTCTATTTTTTTAGACATATGTTCTTGTTGTACATTCTGTATAGTATCTCTCCGTCTATTCTAAACTCATACTCACTATCTGGAGAAAATGCCACGATATCTCCTTTATTAACATCTTCTAGCATTTCATTGAAGTATACTAGCTCTCCCCATAAATCTTCTCTTGATCCAGTGCTAGATATAATCTTATCTTGATTTTCTATTGGTCTAACAAAGCAGTATGGATATGGAGAACACCACTCGCCATTTGGATCCTTATAAAGATATAACTGATCAGATTCTATTATAAAGTAATCATCAAACAAGTGATGCCAGCTACTCTTTTGGTTACCCTTCATGTCATAGTAAAACTTAAACACGTTATGGTGAACAACTACATGATCGCCACTCTTTATAGGTCCATTATAATATGTAGGAACAGAAACAACCACACCGATTCGATTTGATACAGTGTGGTCTTCCTGGGACGAACTTATAATAAAATCAACGTCACCGTACTTACGTATATTGTCGTAACGCCTATCATTATAAGGTTTAATTATAAAGTGATATGGAGACTTCATCAGAAATCTATGTTATACTCAATAGATATTGGCATTGAATAAGAGAAACTTTTCCACTTAACAATCTCTTTATCTTGATTTAAGATATATATAGATATTGATGAGTCTGCCTCCATCAAAATTGTATCAATGGTTCCGTTTCCTCTTAGTACATCCTGACCAACTACATAATGCATAGACTTCATGTAGTCTGGACCTACAGATATTTTTCTAATTATATTCACCTGTTTGAAGATTGATTTTAATGTCTCCATATTTAGACACTAACTCATCTTGAAACTGAGATAAATCAAAAGCAGATGTTTCTAGATTAGCTAATGATGACATTTTTTGGCTTTTCATTCGTTCGAACGATACCTCGATGTCAGCAATTTGGAATTTAAGATCTCTGTAAGTTTGATTTAAAGATCTTAACTTGTCTAACTCTTCTTGAGTAATTTTCTTTTCTTTTGCCATTTTATTAGATTTAAAATTATGTCACAAATATAGTAAATTTCTATGACAAATTACATAGAAATATACCAAGTTGTATTAGCATTGTTATACTGAAAACAAACTGGAGTATTCGCAACTAATGATGTTGGAGCACCTACAATTGCTGTAGCACCAGGTATAATCCAAGTTGTTAATGGTCTATTTGCAGTAGACATTATAACATACTTAAGACCGTCAATGTTAGAACTTGCAGTTGGCATAGTGATATCAAAGTTAGCACCAGCTGTTCCAGTAAAGTACGTGTTTATGTTTGAAATTGTAGTTGCAATCAATGTATTTGTAGAAACAACAGAAGGAGCCTGTGTAAGATTCAACACATCCTGCACTTTAAAGTTTACAGTAGTTCCAGTTGAATTTTTAGTTCCAAACAATAAATCGTTTACACTTGGTGATTGAGTTTGATAGTTTCCTGCTTTCATCGTCCTTGTCCTTTATATTTTTTCTTGTAGTTCTTTGATGTTTTTAAAAAAGACGTCTTAGTCTTGGCATGTACGCCAGGTCTCTCAACGTGCTTCTTCTCGAATGATTTTACCTCTAATGTTTTCTTGCTCATCTGTTTCTAAGTGTAAAGTTAATAAAAGTAATTGAATAAAAATTTCTGTATACGTCAACGTCAATAGCAAAGAATCTTACAGGACCAAGTATAAGTCTTATACTTAGGTGTCCCCATATCTCTCTGAACCAGTGACTCTTGAATTTCATAAGTTCTTAAGCATCTCGATCATGCGTGGACAAGGGTATATATCTGCCTTATCTTTTCTTACGCTATTGTGAGTATATATTCCTGGAGTTCCT